GGGAGTTTAATACCGTTCTGGTGCTATCGCTTTGCATTATACTAGCGACCTCATTAGCAAGGTCTGATGCGGTATAACCTGGCGTTTTAACGTTTTGAAGGACCAGAGCTTGCACCCTGAAAGTGGTCTCGTAGTATTGTCGTTCATGATGGACCATCCTACTCGCAATCGGATCCCATTCGTCCGAGCGACCTAGAAAACCATATCGTACATTATGCGTCTTATAAAAATAAACTGTCGGGGCTGTGGGTATGCCCTGCTGCGTGGGTTGATTTGCTTGTTGTACTACCACGGTGCTAAAGCCGTCGGCGATAAGTCCGGCCTGGATGATCGGCAAAAATAGTTGAATTAGGGTGTTATCGGTTTGGCTCAATTTTCATCCGTCCCTAAAAAGTTACCATGACCGAAGTTCTGATAGTCGTTAGTTGCGGGGACGGTACCAAATCCCCAAATCCCTTTTTGTTCGATATCGGGGCCTATGTGAACACACAAAACGCCTTTCCACCCATCGAGCGCATACCAATCGTTAGCGGATTCGACTTGGAATAACTGACCCTCAAAAGCGACTTGGTCGGCTGTTACGTCTCTGTCTAAATCGAGAAGGTCATGCGAGGTGTAGAAAGTGTAATAGTCTTTTTGGAAATCTAGTCCATGTTGCATGTATAGATTACGTGGGACCGGCTGCCAACTTCCATGAATAGTTACGCCCGGTTGATATGTAGTAACGTCTTGGCCCAGATCATTAAGAGCGCGACTAGCAAATTTGTAGTATGTAAGTCCCTGACGGGCTACCATCGTTAACGCCATTCTTAATAAATTTTGTCCGGGTATATTCACTATTCGGACTCCAGGGCACTAGTAACCGCGGCAAACATAATACCGGTATCAATAAGGGGCTTAGTGAGTGTTTTAGTTACTTTTTTCTTAGTTAATTTATGTAATCGATTAGCAATTGTTACAGGAGATAAAGGAGGCGATACCACGGATTCAATTGATTTTCTCACATCCCCGGCTGCGACTTCCCCAATTTCTTTAAGAACCTGAGTTATATCAGTGTTACCCATAACTGCCTCCCCCGCTCCCCGCTCCATGATTTTCATCCACTTGGTGCGGTTATTTGCAATCGCCGGGCCCATAAATGGGCGCGCAGGTATGTGAAGATGTGGAGCGCCATATTCATTTTGTGCGGCTACCGTTGCAATATATTCGCCCGTGTCTTCATATCGCTTATTTTCAACCCATCCCACACGCAATACTTTATCGGTATTAAGCGCCGCGATGGCTTTGTCAAGGTTAATCAAAACATCATTGAAAGTACTGATAGCCATACGGGCCCCCGTATCCACGGAATGCGGCTAAAGTAGGACTACCTCCGATATAATACCCACCGGCTGAGTTGACCTGCAGCATGGCCCATAGTTGTTGACCGTAGGGGCTGACCTGCATCCACCACTGCCATTGATTTTTCAATGGGGGTGGGACTGTGGTAACTTGCACCTTATCAATTGTCGCGGCCGTCATTACATAGGGTACTTGTCGCTCTGCGATAAGCCCCGAAATATAGACTAGGTGCGCCGTCATCAAGTTTAGCCCGGCTTGGCGGGCATCACAACATAGTGGCCCAAAGTTCCCCACGTCGCTCATGTAGTAAGTCGCAGTGGTCCAAAAAGCTTGCAATGTAGCCATCGGATAACGATGGAAACTAGAATATGCCGGGCACTGCGCCCGGAAAAGCGCATCGTCATAAGTCAATATCGCGGGGCAAGGGGTTGTCATACCATGCTACCAAAGGCGCGATAGGTATTCTCGGCCCCCTCGACTTTAATATAATCTTTGGGCGTTTTAGGTGCAGATCCGTCGGTGTCGTTCATATCGCGCTTAACGGTCTTTTCTGGGTCTTCTTTGCGTTTCATAACGCGGATAAAACCCTTTTTAATGTGCTTTTGAAAAGTGGGCAAACCCATCAACCATTCCATATCCTCATCACTTTCCACACGGGTAACAACGCCCTCAGGTGTAATAAAATGCTTATTTGCAAGACCATGACCGCCTTGGATTACAAAGCGCTTTTTGATCACATTGTGGTTTTTATTGCAGTTGTTATCGAATTCGACATATTGGATCGAATTCGTATGTGTGGATGTTACATAATGGGTCATGGGGATAGCTCCTTAAATCGACCGTAAGTTATACCGTTTTGGTACTCGGCTGCCAAGGCAAAGTATAGCACCTATACTTAAGCTATCAAAACATCGAGGGCGAGATTATGGACAAGAAAAAAGGGTTTTTAATACACTTGATCCCGTATATCATCGCTTTCGCTTCGGCATTATCGACCGTAGTACCACACGATAGCGACGATCCGATTGTCCAAACCGTCAAGGTCATTAGTGATATACTCGCGTTAAATGTTGGCCACGATCCTACAGTGGCGCCTATTCCTACATGCGAGGCCCCGAAATGACAGATCCGTTTACTAAAGCCTATAACGATGCGATCAAGCTTCTTAAAAAGCATGAGAAAGAAACGCAGGCTATTATTTTAGCGTTAGCTTTAGCGGCTGCAGGTGCGGGGGTTGTGGTTATGACTGAATCAGAGCCAGAGCTTTAACTAGACAAAGCTCGCATAAACCAAATCGCATATATTGCTTGTCGATATCGCGCACGTACGGATATTCAAACCACACGGTGAATGGTACGAAATTTGAACATTCAAAACATTTAGAATTAGGTTGATGCGGGGCTTGCAGCTTCCTCACGGATATCTACCTAATAGTAAACGTCGAGCCATATTACTCGCCCGATCATGACCTACCTGGTTTGCCCACAGGCTATCAAGTAACTCATTTGATGCCTTGGTATAGTCTAAGACTTTAAGAGCGGCGATCATGTCGTTAAATTGTAGAAATCTCGACATGCCAATATTAAAAACCAATTCGATTAAGACGCCTTGCCGTACCGGATCTAGTTTAACAAACCATAGATATTGAGAAAGTTGGATTGTTGCGTTGGTGATGTCATTTGAAAGTAGAGTAAATGCCTCATCATGACTTATTCCCACGTCATCGAGGTTACGCCCTACGCCGATTGTCATTTTCCCGACCGTGTCGAAGTACGGTTTGAGCTTTAACCCTTCGTGCAATGTAATAATCGCGGAAAGTTGATCCATATCTAACCCTAAAAAGTAAAGCCGTAACGCGCAGGGAAACCACACATTACGGCTTGTCGTGTACCATTACATCTAAAGTCTAACAATACTCAACCAGGGTTTCAACCCCTGTTGGGTATTAGTTAGTTAGATATTAAACCACCTTGTCACTGCCCATGGACGTTTTACCATAATCCCAGCGGTCGCGTTAGTATAGTCTTCTTCATAGCCTTTAGTAAGTTGCTGAACTCCAAGTACTTGAAACTTAGCGGGTACTGGTTGAATGAATGTTTTACCGCCGTCGGTGCTCATGTCATCGATCTGATCTGCATACAAGTAAAAAACATTATCCCCTGCGTTAGCGTTGTTCAGCTGAGGAGCTGACACTACGCGAATGCGTGGGTAAGCTTGACGCATCCAATCGCGAACAGAAATACCAAAATCTGAAGTAGTAGCGAGATAATCCACGGCGTCGGTTGCGACAGCTAGGGTTAAGTCGACTTCTTCAGGATCAATGATATCTTGTGATTGAGTGCGCAAGGTTTGCACGGCTGTCAAAATGTCGCGTTGGATTTCTAGGAAAGTTTTAACGCTCCAGGTGTAGCCCGCGATTCCGGTAGCGACTTCTGTATAAGCTAATAAACCAGGATCATTAAGAAAACCGTAGGTATTATTTGCGCCAGCGTTAAAGCCGTAGAAGCCGATCGTGTTACGTTGGATTTCAAGAGACAAAGCGCAAGACTCGCGTTTCATTCCTGAGTCGTTTACAAGCATACGCGCGGCGCGTGCGGCTTCTAGGTTACCAACGCGCATACCTTCCTCGAAACGTATAACGGTCCGGGTGTTGAAGTTGGTATTCCATGAGCTCAAAGGTACGACAGTCTGATCGCCGTAGGGGATAGCCGTGCCGGTCCTTTCTAAAACGCCTTGTACGACTTGCTCGTCTTCCCACGAACCGGTGATCATAATCCCAGTTAAGTCATCGATTTTACGAGCCGCTGTGATTACATAGACGAAGCCGGGTAACCAGTTTTGTAAAAACTGAATGGGCGTACTAACTGACGCGGTCGTGACGGTGGGCTGCAAACTGTCCATCGCATATGAGCTTTTCATCAACTCGCGAACGGTAGCCGTGTCCATGCCGATACCAAGCCTGCGAAGGTCTTGATATCCGGCCACGTCAAAGTTTTCTAAGCGACGAACATTTTTCGCGCCTAAACTAGTAAGAATCTTAGTCGGTGATGCCATGATTTTTATATCCTTATGCGTTTGTAGGTATTGGGTTGATTACAGGGTTAACCTGAATCACAGCAAGAGCCGAACCGGCCACGCCCTGAGTAAATTGGCTAACGATTGCGTTAGCGAAACTATAACCCGTTGTACAAGTAGGACCCGGGGCCATTGTAGCTAATGCGCCGGTAGTGTCGTTATACAGCACATAGTCGCCAATTGCGGCGGCGGCGGGCAAGGTTACTATCATCATGCCTTCAGTCAACAATTCGGCTTGTGTTTGGTTTGGTAGAGTGAGCGTGGCGGCGAGAGGGCCCCCGATTGAGGTACCATAAAGCGCGTATTCTTTTGGCGAGCATAGAATACCTGCAAATCCGTGTGTACCGCCTGATCCGGCTTGCGCCACGCCTTGACTTGTAATTGTGTAAGCCGTCGCGCCGACAATGTTAGGCTGTGCGCCACTTGCTAGAGTATAAGAGAGTACGAGCTGTGGAGCGGTTTGGAAAATTTCCCCAGGAACGCCAAAACCTTGAGGAATTGAGACAGTTGATTGGAATCCCATGATTATTTAACTCCCTTAAGGTATTCGTCGATTTGACTTGATCGCGGGGCGGCATCTTGTGCCATTACCACAGCGGGATTTAATTTAGCGGCGGATAAAAAACCGCTTAAAATAGATTCTTCATGACCGCGTTTACAAGTCAAACCTAGCTTTTTAACGCCATATAGCGCCACTTCGCTTAATGTTTTTTCTTTGTGGTCAAAGGTGCCGATGTGTTTTGATAGCTTTTCTGCTAGCGCATCGCGTTGTGAAATTTCACGCATTACGGATTTAGTATCCATACCCTTTCCTTCTTTTCTCTTTTCGTCTTCGTCTTCGCTTTCGATTTCTTCGTCGACTTTCTTGTCTTTCTTGCCTTCTTTTTTCTCCGCTTCTTTCATTTCTGATTCGTCGGTAATATCGGCTTTTTTGACAAAGTCTTTGGGTTCTTCGTCTTCGCCGTCTTCTTTGTTCCAGTCTTTATTTTCGTCTTTCATCATCATTTTATCGAATCTGTCGGCGATTGAACGCATAGAGTCGGCGATTGACCGCATAGTATCTTGTGCGTCTTCCGACATTTCCTCTTTTTCTTTTTCATCTTTTCCTTCGGGCTTTTCCAAGTCTTCGGGTTTTCCTTCGGGCTTTGTCGTATCGGTCATAATTAGATCCTTGCTGTCAAATGTAAATTTAAGTGTATCAAGTACTGCAACGTCCGGGCCTGATCGTCCTTCATCCACAAGGGCTAGATGATTGCCACTAATTCCACGCTGAATAAAATCGTAATGCTGGCCTTCAAATACGCCGCTTTTTCTCTCATATGTGCAGCGATAGCCGATTGATAATTCGACTTTCCCGCTTTCGATAAGTTTATTAGATCTCTCAGAAAATATTTTAAGGTTTCCGCGCAGGTGGCCGGTAGCGTAATCAAAATAAATTTCTTGCCCGATTACCCCATCTACGCCTTTTTCTTCTGCCGGCGTCAAGCCGTTTTCGGCCGCTCCAAGCATTGCGTGCTCGTCAGTAAAGGGAACGAGTTTAAAAGAGTTGATCGTATCTTCTTTGGCGAGTTCTTCAGCGGGGCGATATACCATATAGATGGCATTCGGGTCTAAATCTTCATATCCGATTTGTGCGCCTGAATAGGGAAAAACGCCCACTTTACTAATGGGGTTACCCTTAATCTCAGGCCATCCGTTATCGTCGTATTCTTTCGCTGACCGTTCTGGTACTAATCCCGTATTGGTGTCATTTGTGGAAAAGTCGCCTAGGTCTTCATCACGTCCGGCTTTATGATAGGCCGCGGCTTCCGCTTGTTTAGCGGGATGTCCGGCCTTAATCATCTCAGCGATGTTATGACCGATGGTTTTTTGTGATGAACCAGACAATAGCGGCACGCGACATACTCCAATAGGATACTATGAGGATAGCACCGTTTTGGTATTAGCGTCAAAATCTTTTGTATTGCCGTGCGTTGTATTTGATTTTAAATAGGGTGAATGGTAGGACTACGAAGAAAGCGAGCCACCAGGGCCCTGTCGCTTCGAATTGTACGAACATAAAAGCTATATATAGGGGTAACATTTAATCGACCTCGTATTGACTAATAGGGGCCATGGAACACCGGCACCCGATCGGGTACCCGGGAAGTCCTCTATCTTGCTTAGGAACGTCTAAGGCCGCTTGCTCGGCTTCTAAGTTCGCAAAAGTGAAAACTTGGCCGCTTATCTTAACGTGGGACTCGCGGGGCGTTTGACCGCCCGCACTGTGTACCCACTCAAATCGAGTCGTACCCAGGGCGTTTAGTCTCGCTACATTAACAGACGTGTAGGCCTTGCGAGTCTGGTCTAATGCTAGCAACTCCGCCCGTCTATGCGTGTGCATTCCATATTTCTTAATCTGTGGAAGCAAGTCAAACATACCCGCGCCGGATGTTATCGAGCGCATCACATCACCCGTCACATTCGTAAAATACTGAGCGGGTATGGACTTAATTAGCGATACGTTTTCAGCGATCGAGGCCTTTACCACGTCGCGCAATTCAGCGGGAACAATGCTTGTTTTGATACTTAAGCCCCCTGAAAGTTCCCTTAGACTCGATTTTAGATTAGTTTCGCTCGCTTTTAGCATCCTTTCGAGCATAAAATCGGCAAGCGTGAGAGACTCAAGCGCGAACAAATTTTCGAACTTTTTCGTTAATTCGTTCATTAAGATTCGGGCTTGTGATCCGATACTTTCGTCAGTCGCAAACGGTTTCACGGGCAAGCGCTCAAATAGCCTTTTTACTTCTTTTTGTACTTCCGTCGTCATTTGAGTTACTAACCCGGCTAGCCGCTTCTTATACCACGCCTCAATGCCCGCGTTATAATTAAGTTTCTTTCCCCTGACTTTTACTTTTCGATGCCTAGCCAACGGGTTCTCCTCCCATCTGCGCGGCGTCCCAGTCGTTCTCGTTCACTTCGGGATCGCTTGGTACTTCTTCCACAATCATCCCATTATATCCGCTTTCCGGATCTAAAATTAACCTTTCTCGTTCGTCAGATCCATCAATTGCCCCCGATTGCGATAGTACGTTACCCGTATCGGCTTTCAACTTATTAAGTTCCGCTAGTTCTTTAGCTGTCATGGCGTCTAGTGGTTTCCATACCACAGAGGTACTAAACGGTTTAATCCCAAACGCAGGGCAAATTTCTGATCGGATTAAAAGCAAGTGATGGCGTTCAATCAGGGGTGTGAGGTCATGCGCTTGGATCGATTCCAGTTCTTCATGATAGCTCGATTCTTCATAAGCCCCCGTCGCATTAAAACCTTTTGGCGTGGTGCCGATAAGCTTATCAGCCGGTACCCCTGAAGCTGCAGAGACTAATTGATATTGAGTCATGATAACCGCGTCTAAATCCGCAAGACTAGTATCGAATTGCTGCATTTCTTCCTCTTCGCCGATGACTTTGATCCCGTAATTATTACGATTAAATACCCATTCAGATACCCGGGCGAAAAATTTAGGGCCCGAGGCTGTGGCTTGGGATAGATCGGTCTTAATGACGTCGGTACGTTTCGTAAGAGCGAGCAAGGGGGCCTCGTTCGCGGTTCTTTCTGCCGCGTAAACGCGCTCGTAAATCTTTTGAGGGATTGAAACCCCGCCATAAATATAAACGGGTTTTAGGATGTCAGGCACTTCTTCAGTACGGAAAACCACTAAGTGCGTGCGGTGGACTAAACGCCCCGCAATGTTCCACCACGTGGGCTCATAGAAATGGATTGATGCCGGTGCGCCTGCAGCTTCGGTGTCGAGTTGTGGCGTAATCCAGTAGGGGTCTATTTGTGATATACCTTTATAACTACCTGGGGTAACCCCGTCGGGATTAAAAGGCTTAAAATAATAATCTTTGTCGTCAGAGTCCACAATAAACATAGCGATTCGAATACCAAATATCCGGCCTTGGTCCACTAGCTGGATAAGGTTGTACTTTAACCGGTATTCCTCGTCAAGTTTACGCATCGCGTCTAATATTTTTGGGTCAATGTCCACGCCGTCATTAACTGTTATCTCATAGCCATTACGCACCGCGTCTTTTGCCGGCATTAAACAACATTTTTTAATTAGCCAATGCTGGGAAATCATAGCCATCAACTGATAACCAATAAAAGTTTGAGAAGCAAACCAGTCAATTTGCTCCACGGGGATAGCACTGCCTCCCTGGTTATACGCTTTGATACTAGGCGCATTATCCATAGTCCCCGCAGCTTGGGCGCCATGAAAAGGAGCTAACCCCTCTCGAAATTTCTCGTCAAGCATCGCTTCAATGTTAGCTTTTATCGTTTCGACAACACCTTCAAAATGTGAATCGGTCGTCATGAATCCCTGTTTTTTGAGTTTAGTGGGTTCCACGGTCGGCGGGGGTGTTGCTTTTTTGAATATATTCCACATCGTTAAGGTGCTCCTTTTGATACATCAGTATAGCAAACCAGGCTCAAAAAAGCGTTCTGATCATACTTGACCTTTTTTAAGTACTTTTTGTTAAAAACTAGTCGGGTATTCTTGCATTAAGTGTGAAAAGTATGGATAATGCAAGACCACAAACCATTTTATAGGCTGATCAAATGAAAGACTTATCAAAATCGGCTGGCGGAATCGCTCGCGCTGAGAAATTATCAAAAGAAAGAAGATCGGAAATTGCCAAAGCCGCAGTAGCAAAAAATTGGGATCCAAATATTCCGCAAGCTTCTCATCAAGGCATTTTACATATTGGCGACAAAAAGATTGATTGTGTAGTCACTGAAGAAGGGGAGCGAATCTTAAGTATTAAAAATGTCTTTGAAACTTTCGGAAGAACTCAGCGCGGTTATAGACGAGTTGAACAGGGGGTAATTATGCCGCCTTTCATGGACGCTCTTAATATTCGCCCCTTTATTTCTCCCTTACTTAATGACTTGATCAAACCTATCGAATATCGAGATTTGAAAGGAAAAATATCAAGAGGCTATAAAGCGGAAATACTACCTCAAATATGTTTGACCTATTTACAAGCGGACTCCGCCGGTGTGATTACAAAGAAACAAAAAGACATGGTTGAAGCTTCGCATACTCTTATCGTTGCATTTTCCACTGTGGGGATTATTGCGCTCGTTGACGAAGCGACCGGGTACCAACAAGACCGAATAAAAGACGCTTTAAGTAAGATACTGCAAGGTTACATAGCGTCTGCGCTTCAGCCGTGGGTATCTACGATCCCTTTGGCTTACTACAAAGAGTTGTTCAGGTTGAGGGGCCTCGAATATAACGAAAATAGCGTAAAACGGCCTAGGTATTTTGGTCACATTACGAATAATATTATCTACTCTAGGTTAGCTCCTGGTGTGCTTGAAGAATTAAAAAAAGTATCTTTGCGCGATGAAAAAGGAAGATTAAAACATAGATATTTTCAACGTTTAACATCAAATACGGGATATATAAAACTAAAAGAACATTTAGCCTCGATCGTTTCTGTAATGAAATTAAGCACAGACTATTCGGATTTCAAAAACAAATTAAATACTATTCACCCCATTTGCACCGTTGAAGACAACGAATCTTCAGAATTTGACAAAGATAATGGGGGACAATTTTAACCGCAAAACGCTCCCTTAGATATTTTCTTCTTGGGAGAAAAAGCGATACATACTGCGTCGGCGAGATTCGGCGAACGGCCGCCGTCAGGGACTTTGTCAACGAGGAGTTTGCCTACTCCGTTTTGGCTATACGTGGGCTGCGAAAGTTCTAATATTAATCGGTTTAGTTCCGGTAAAGAACCGCTAAGGCTGATAATGTCGTCCGGGTTAACGGGCAAGTTTTCGACGATCGCGCGATGCGTAAGTTGAAAACGACGGCGAAGGGACCACCACGCTTGAGCTTTATAATTAGCGAAAAAGTCCTCGTTGGTTCGTCCCTTATCGCCCATTTTCAACTCTTGACTATTCTTAAATGGGTCGCCTAGGGGATCCACTACGGCCCCGCTTCCTCGATATGGGTCAAACTTGATAGGCTTGAGACGCTTCGAGTTAATAACTCTAGCATCCCCGCGTACACCAGCACCGAGGCCGTCAGCGTCAAACAAAACGAGATTAAAATTATGAACATCCGAAAGCTTAAAAACGCGTTCCACAGTCTCGTAAATATCGCCACCTTTTCCGCTCCACTGTTCTAAATGTTCAAGTAAAATTCCATGACGTCCGCAAAAAGCGTTTTTGTCGGCCCCTTCGTCAGCGATGTCAACCCCCGCAACTCTCGCGCCTGTAGGTCTAATCCCCAATTTTATGTGTGAATCAATCGCCGCGCGCACCCATTGAGCGGGGATCATAATACCCTCCACAGATGCGGAATAATCGAGGTCTAATTCTTGCGCGATGATAACGGGGTCGTCAATCTCATAACATTTTTTATCGTACCATGCTTGGTCTTTTCTCGGATCACTCGTCCAGTGTAAAGATTGAACCGATACTTTCCCCCCAAAGCGTTTACGCGCAAAGGTGTTATTCATACCGAAAGGGGTTGACACGTCCATCCTGCAGTTGGTTGTCGCGGATAGTGACGCGTCTATAAGTTCGGGCCGTGGAATATAGGCGGCTTCGTCAACGAAATATAGCGAGGTTCGAGCCCCTCGACCGATTCCGTCGCCGCTTTCGCCGGTGATAACGCTACTAGAATCAGGGAATTGAATGCGCATATACGGCGCATGTTTATTTTCGTCAAATGTTCCACGGAATTCTTTAGGCAAATACGATAAAAATTGACGGGCTTTAAATAATAACGATTTAGGGTCGCCGCGTTTATCGACGTATTCTTCTTTGCGGGAACCAAAACCGATGACCATGCCTTCATGGAATAGACACAAAGTACAAGCGACCGAAACAGTAAGCCAGCTTAGCCCCATTTCGCGTGATTTGTCCGTAAGTCCCGGTTCTTGATTTTTCCATCGCTCAACGACCCAATGGACCCACGCTTCTTGAACGGGGAAAAGTAGAAAAGGTAAAAGGCTAGGCTGCCCTTTCTCAACTTGACGCGGATCAAACGTGACACCCCAATCAATAATAAATTGAGCGGGGTTATCACGATAAAAAAGCTTTAATGCTTTCAGTATTTCCGGGTTTTTTCTGATTTCCTGTAATTTACCCATGCGGTGAGCAAACACCGCAGAGTAATCAGGATTTCTAAAATCATGCGGAAACGGAATGGGCATCGCTTGCAGCTTCTACGGTAGAAGTTAGCGCAGTTTCATCTGTTGCCGGTGCTTCCACGGGGGCAATTACTGCAGGGGCCGCCGCGGTACCTTGTGCCATGTGTAAAGCTGCGCGCAATTCTAAATTAGCGTTTAACAGTTCGTGGACGCTTTGCTGATGTGCTTGAAGTTTAGACCATAGAGTTTTAAGAGCTGCGCCCATTTCTTCTACGGTGCCAATAAATTGTCCGGTTGGTGTTGCCATGATAATTCCTTAATGGTATTGAGGTCTTGAATATACGTCACCGCGCGGACGATGTCAACCCACAAAATCACCCCCAAAATCTGGGGATAACTCTGTGGATTACTTTGTTTTGCACAGTATCTTAACAGGTTATACACGCTGTGCAAAAACTGAACAATCGCGTTTAGGACATGTTAAGCGTATTCAGTAATGATAATGACGCCTGAAGTACCTGCTCCGCCTGCTGCACTCCCAGCCGTACTGACGCATATGCCACCGGAACCCCCCGAACCATATCCCGAGCCATCAGTTCCAGCAACGCTGGCGGCTGAATTCCCAAAGACCGTAGAAGATGAGCCACCTGAACCAAATGCACAGTCACCGCCCGCACCTGAAAAAGCGACTGAAGCTTGGAACATTACTCCTGAGCGCCCTGGGGCTCCGGCTATACCTAAATCAGCGGTGGTTGCAGCGCCTCCCGCTGCCCCAACTACACTAAATCCTGTAAATGTCGACGATGAATTTGTAGCCGTTCCACCAACTCCCCCACCCAAATTTAGCTGAGCCCCAGCAGTTCCGAAAGTCGTTGCGCCTCCCGTCCCACCAGTGTTTCCTGCTGTTCCTGCGCTTCCAGCCGCTCCCACAGCATAGCTTAATGTAGCTGCTGCTCCCCAATATTCGCCATAAGCTCCAGAGCCCCCAGATTGCCCCATTCCTCCTGATGCTGTACCTGAAGTACAGCCACCACCACCACCACCGCCCCCGACAGCCCTAACCCAAATCCAGTTTGCGCCTGATGTTGGAGTATAAGTGCCAGCGCCAGACGTGAAAATCTGAACACTAAGAACAGTACCACCCCCGCCAGTATTACCCGCGATTTTCTCAATGGCTTGTAGGATGCTGTCAGTAGCTAGTACGGTACCGGATGAAATGCTATATCCCGTAAGCGCTTGCCCTGTCACTGCCGAGTTTGTCAATGTCGTTGCATTTCCCGCGCTTGTAACATCACCCGTTAGGTCGGCGTTAGTTGTTACTGTTCCCGCTGTGAGCCCTGCTGCCGTACCTATGGCGTTTGTTGCATCTAATGCTGAAGGGGTGCCCAAATCAGGCGTAGTTAAAATCATATCTGTGGCGGATATGGATGCCGGTAGTGTGGTGCTTATTGATGGAACACCGCTGCCATCTGTGACTAGAATGCCGTTAATCGTCGTAGCCAATCCACTGACCGCGTTGCCATCGGCTGCATAATAGGCCAATTCATTTGTTAGGCCTGGATTGACGGCACCACTTCCCCCGATTTGTGACTGTACATAAGTTTGAATTGCAAGAGAACTTGAGAGTGTCGTATCTACTGCACCCGCAAAAGTTCCATCGGTTGAGATAGTAGTAACCGTTGAACCCGAACCGATTTGCAAACCTGATGCTGATAAAGTCATAACCGGCGTACTAGCAATGTTAAAAGTTTGGGTATCCGTTCCAAAATGAAAATTGTTTGTTGCGTCCGTCGCATATGATACGACGGTATCAAAAGTAGAACCTGATCCGAGTACTATTGAATTTGTGTCAAGGGAAACATTTCCTCCCGAATTAGCGACTAAAATTATGTCCCCACCAACACTTGCAAATATCGAATTACCTCCCATGCCTAAATAGTATGGAGTAGCAGAATTTCCGATTGTAATACCGTTTATAAAATGATTGACGTATCCCGTTTGAACAAAATATATCCCATCTGTTCCGACATTTATTGGGATAAAAGGCTCATTTCCGCTACTTAAAATCCAAGTGGTCAAAGCGTAATTTGCGCCGAATTCACCGTATACTGAAATGACTACGCCGTCGATCATTTGTGATGATTGATTAAAATCTGTTCGCCTATTAAGTACCCAATTTGTAGAAACCGCATCACCGACATTTGCTAATGTATATATTCCGTTCCACGCTTGTTGTGTAAAAACACTGCCACCGTTTGCTTGATACATGTTTGTAACAAGTATCGACGTATCAAGCGGAGGAGTATCTCCATCTGCTGTAAAAACCGCGAAAGCGCCAGCATTAGTGATTGTCGCACCCACGCCGTCATTAGCAGGCCCATTATAATATGTACAAGTTATCGTTTGTAGATTCGCGTCAAGAACATCCAGCACCGGATCTAGATAATACGGACTTCCGCCGGCTGGTGGTGGTGCCCATGACGGATCTACGGCCGGGCCGCCTGTTTGTAGAAGATACCCGGCGGTTGAAGGTGTCAAAACTTCCCATGCGCTAGCACCACGGTAGAGGAGATCACCTTGTGCGCTTCCGAAAACGTAATCGAGAAGCGTAGTTAACGAAGTATCAACCGGGACCGCTGAACTACCGGACGTGTTCGCTAGCAAATCCCCGTCATTAATCGCGGCGAGTCCTTCATTTGGGATCCACGAGGGGTTAGCGGCGGGGCCGCCCGTTTGTAGAACATATCCAGTTGTCGAAGGTGCTAGCGCATCCCACTCAGTCGCGCCGCGATATAAGATACTGCCCTGAACGTTTGAAAAAACAAAATCAAGCAAGTCGGTGACGGTCACGGCGTTAGGTGCGGCACTAAAACCGCCCACGTTTGCGAGTACATCACCGACGGCGATATTCGCAAGGGAAAGCGTACCCGATCCGGTGATCGGGCCACCTGTGAGACCTAGGCCGCTATTTACTTGCGTTACTGTACCAACGGCACCCGCTGCCCATGTTGGATCAGCTGCAGGGCCTCCGGTTCTCAAGAAATATCCGGCGGTTGAAGGGGCTAAGTATGTCCAGCCGCTAGCACCACGGTAGAGGATATCACCCTGTGAATCATCAAACGAATCGTCAAGAATATCAGAGAGAGTGTTAGGGACGGGGGCGGCTGTCAAACCTGTGATATTTGAAAGTATTGTCGCCGCGCCGATGGTGGCTAATGATATAACGCCAGCTCCGGTGATCGGTCCGCCGGTTAAACCGGTTCCGGTCCCCACGCTTGTGACACTACCGCCTCCAGGGACGATCAGGGGATAAACGCCTAAAATGCTGAGGTCTACAATTAGCTCGCCCAAATCTATCATGATGCCACCCACTGCGAAACGGCGGTAATAAAAGTGCCGTTATTTGTATAAGTTTGGGTATAGGTAACCCCCATATAAACCACGACTTGCGAAGTGATAAAATCGCCTGAATAGTTTAGCGTTTTAGCAAGTGCGTCAAGGGGTAAACCGACGCCATTAGTAGCGGTAACAGTTGATGAACCGGCCATATAGTGCCTCCGTGGTATTATTCATCAAGTGTATACCTTTCTGGTATTAGTTCAAGCGCGGTATAAGTATACAAAAAGTATAGATTATGTTTTTTGCATGAAGTCGCGATATACGTTAGCCGCCTCAACAGGGTCAAGGGGTATTACGGGTAGAGGAATGGCGGGATATGGGGGGATGTCGTGGTTAACGATTTGATAAGTTTGGGCCTCAGCTAACGCTTTTTCTTCGAAGTTGCCCACGGTTCTTAAGTAAAATATAATTGCGTTAACTTTCCCGCCTTTCACCTCCTGCAGGAGTTTTTGCCCGGCTAAAGCTACTCCACGCGCCCGGCCCGTGTTGTGACGTTCGCCGATTATCGGGCATTCTTGGCATTTATCGGCCCATTCTTTGGGGTCGACCCCATAATAGTTACCACACTCCCTAAGTGATAATCCCCTCATTCCCAGCTGGATCATCTCCTCTAGCAAAGCTTCGCCATCTTCTCTTGCGTACGCGTTGTTGGCTAACGTATCAGACATGTGTCTTCGTCCTCTTTTTCGTACGATATTTTTGATAGACAACCATCAACGTGATTTGTCTCCTATATATTCCCAACTTGTAGTTAGTCTATTTGACGTGTCGTACCTTCCCACTTTAAGGGAGGTATTATCTTTATTTGACTTAGCTCTTCCATATCTTGTACAGATCCATTTGTTATCTTTTTTTCTGGAAAAAATTAAACTGGGGGAACTTGTCATAGCGATTAAACGATTTCCTTCCTGTAAAACGATATCCCCTAC